AAAGCTTGTCAACAATCTTTCAACGGTCTCTAAAATAGAGACAGCCTTTTCCAAGGCTCTTTCAGCAGCCTCCAAAATAAAAGCACCAGATTGGCGTGTGGCTTGTTACGAGTGGCTGAAACGTAGAGAGCCTATGAAGTATGAAATTAAAGACAGTGCCGCCGAGGAAGAATGGGGCTGTTCTAGCGCACAAAAACCTTCAGAAAAGAAGACAAAATAATGGACAAAGTCATAATAGACATAGGCTGCTTTAATGCCAGAACTCAATCTCTTGCCCACAAGCTCCTTCATAGGAAAAAAGAAAACTGGTTCGGTCTTATGGTGGAGCCTAACGCTTACATGGAAGAAGAAATCTTCAAGAGTTTAAAGGGAACGAATTTTAAGTACGTTCATTGTGCCATTGACAGCCAAAACGGTTTTGGAACTCTTTACATGGGCAAATACGGATTTTTTGACAGAAGATCCCCCGCCCAAAAGGAAAAGTGTATGCGATCTTCTCTTCTTAAGAACGAGGAGTACATTTCTCAGCACTTAACGGACGAAGGTCAGAAGGTAGAGCTGAAAACCCTTAAAACCCTTTTTGAAGAAAATGAAATAAAAAGCATAGACATTTTAAAAATAGACACAGAGGGTAACGACGCCAACATAATTCAATCCTATGAATGGGGTATTCGCCCAAAAGAAATAATAACAGAAGATTTTGTTGCTCCAAGAGGCAAAAACACTTTGGCTTTTGAAAACAGGCAAGAAGTAATCAAAGAAGAGAAATACGCAGCCTTGAGAAAGGCGGGCTACGTTTTGATAGAGGCTAAAGATTGCAACAGCATTTGGAACCTTTCATGAAAAGTAAAAGTGAAATCATTGAAGTTTGTAAAACTCTTTCTGAAAAGGATTGGCAGGGCTTAGACGAGGCTGAAAAAAGCTACGGCGATAGCTGGCGGAAACGAGGGGGCGTTGGTGCTTTTATGATGCTAGCCCGTAAGTGGGACAGACTAGAACTGCAAGCTGAAGCTTGTAGCTACGACATATTTAACGCTGTGGAAGGAGATAACCGGGAAGAAGGTGTCCTAGACGACATCCGTGATCTTCGCCGTTACCTTTTGTTGGTAGAAGCATGGTGTCACATGCAGACAGTAGACTACGACATAGAGCAAGAGCCCTTAGACCCAGGAGAAGATGTGTAATGCAAAGGGGGCTAAACCATGACGACAGAATGGAAACGCCCCTATTAGCAACGTGTGAATGTCTTGAAGAAACTAAAAAACTTGTTGTTAGAACACTGAAAAACAGATGGCCTAAATGCTCGTGCCACCGGTTTATGAAAGTTGAAAAGCAATGGCCAAAGACCCCAGGCAAATGACTTTCTTCGCGCCTAAAGGGGAGTGGGTGGCACCTACTGAGTATCCTGATCTTTCTTCCTATCGCACCATAGCTGTGGACCTTGAAACAAGAGATCCGCACCTTCGTGATCGCGGTAGCGGATGGCCCCGAAACGATGGTTACATTATCGGCGTTGCCGTAGCTGTTTCTAGTGAAGCGTGGTACTTCCCCATCCGGCATGAAATCGGCCCCAACCTAGATGTAAAAAGAACGCTGGGTTGGTTGGCAGAGTTGCTTAGTGACCCGAATCGTGAGGTGGTTTTCCATAACGCACAGTATGACGTAGGCTGGTTGCTTGCTGAAGGGGTACAGATCAAGGCAGCAATACGCGACACGATGATTGTTGCCCCTTTGCTGGATGAAAACCGGTTCAGCTATTCACTTAACAATTTAAGCCGGGATTACCTTGCTGATATCAAGTCAGAAAAAGGCTTGCGAGAAGCTGCCGCTGAATTTGGTGTGGATGCTAAAAGTGAAATGTACAAAATACCTGCGAGCTTCGTAGGGGCCTATGCAGAGCAGGATGCAGCGTTGACGCTACGGCTTTGGGACCATTTCCAAACGCTTATCATCAAAGAGGACATAGCTGATATCCTAGCCCTTGAAAACAAGGTCCTTTCTACGGTTATTCCTATGCGACAACGAGGAGTGCCCGTTGATATCAGCCGGGCGGAAGAGCTGAAAGGCTACTTCCATAAAAAAGAGAAAGAGTTTCTAAAAGAAATAAAACGGGAAACGGGCAAGCATGTTGAAATATGGGCCGCTGCCAGCATAGCAGAAGCCTTTGATGCGATTGATCTGCCCTACCCCCACACGGAGAAAACAAACGCGCCTAGCTTCACTAAATTCTGGCTTAAGAATCATGAGCACAAAGTGCCCAAAATGATTGTTGAGGCACGAGAGCTTAACAAGGCCAGAACAACCTTCGTAGACACGATACTAAAGCACACGCACAATGGACGCATTCACGCAGAGCTTAATCAACTGCGCAGCGATGATGCTGGTACTGTCACGGGGCGGTTCAGTTACAGCAATCCCAACTTGCAACAAATGCCAGCACGAAATGCTGAAATAGGGCCGTTGATACGCAGCCTGTTTGTTCCTGAGAAAGATACTTTGTGGGGTGCGTTTGACTACTCTAGCCAGGAGCCCCGGTTGGTAGTCCACTACGGGAGCATACTAGGGTTCAATGGGGCAAGAGATTTCGCTGACGAATACAATAAGGACGTAACCACAGATTTTCACCAGATGGCCGCAGACATAGTTGGTGTTCCACGCAAACAAGCCAAGGACATCAACCTTGGGCTGTTCTATGGCATGGGAACCAAGCGGTTGGCGATGGGGCTAGGGCTGGAGATAGAAGAAGGCAAAAAGCTCTTTGAAGAGTACCACGCAAAAGTTCCCTTCGTGAGCCAAATTAGCGAATACGCCATGAAACGAGCAGCCACCAAAGGTGTGATTAGAACACTGCTGGGTAGGCGGTGCCGCTTTGATAGGTGGGAACCCACTAGGTACGGCCTGTACAAGTCTCTAAGCTACCAAGAGGCGTACGATGAGCACGGGCCTAGCATTCGCCGGGCCTTTACCTACAAAGCCCTCAACAAGCTTATACAGGGCAGTGCGGCAGACCAGACCAAAGCGGCGATGGTTGCCCTGCACGAAAACGGCTATTTGCCCATGATACAAGTTCATGACGAGCTTGACGTTTCTGTCTCCTCTGAAAAAGAGGCCAAGGAAATCAAAGAAATCATGGAAACGTGTGTGAAGTTAGAAGTTCCCAGCCTTGTAGATGCTGAGTTCGGTAAAAACTGGGGAGAAGCAAAACAAACTTTTGGAGACAAACCATGGACACGAGGGATAGCGGGCAACCACTCGGAGATGGAAACATAGAAGAGCTGATAGCTTGTATGGATCAACGGCTAGCCACTGGGGATATTCTTCGGTATCACACCGCCCCGCAAGTCGGACAAGGACAAACCGTTGGACAACACACTTGGCGCGGACTAGTGCTATTGGATATGATATGGCCTTCTGCTCCTATGCAGATATGGCGATACTTCTTGTACCACGATGCAGCAGAGTTGTTCACTGGCGACATCCCTAGTCCAATAAAATGGTCCAATAAAGCGCTCCAAGAAATAATCGTAGAAATAGAAGAGGACATCTGCGATAGAATGGGTTTACCTTCAAAAACAGACTTGTCTGTAGATGAGCAAATCCTTGTAGAAATGATTGATGTACTAGAGCTGATATTTCATTGCAGCCCACTTAGGACAACGATGACTAAGGCCGAGGAAATATATCAGGCGGGCTACGAAAAGGTTTGGAAACTGAGCGTGCAGCTGGAAATGATCCTAAGGAAATCCAAAGAAAGCATGGTCCACCAAGACAGAACCAGGAGTTTATTTATGATAAGAAAACTTTTAGACGAAAAATGAGTGACAATATAATTCCTTTTCCGGGCACGGTTTTCTATAGGCAAGAAATAGAGGACGTAACCGTTCTACAATGTCCAGAAAAAACCTGCGAAGGGACTCAGTTCTTCTTAGAACTAAAGGATGACCACAGAATAATTTGTACAAGTTGCTTCGCTACTTTTAAAGAAGGATGGTAAGAGCAAATAGCCCTTGTGGCGTTTATTCGGCTTTACTACACTATAAAAAGTTAACAACCAACGGAGGCCACTATGGGTAAAATGTCGCAAATACACGCCACCGCACAACAGCACGCCACATCCGCGCCAGAAGACTTAGGTTTTGATGAAGAAGTCCAAACCATAGCCGGTGAGATACTGGCCCTGTACGCAGAGCAAGCTGCGCTTGAAAAAGAGTTGGTGAAAATAGAGTACGGCAATGATTTTGCCTACAGCACCCAGCGCAAAGAAATAGAGCAGGTACAGAGAAAGTTGTATGGTGTGAAAAAAGAAATACGAACACTTCTTTAAAGCTCTTTGAGGGGGAGACCTGTAACCTCCATGAGCGCCGCCCCCGGTTCGGGCACTCTCAACGCTGTGATGCTTTTATCAAGTTGCCCTCAAATGTTAGTAACAACTTGATAAGTAGTTAATAAGGGGTCTCGTAAGTCATAGCCTGAAAATCACAGCACACCGGGAATTTCTCGTAGAAAGGGGAAACCATGAATATATTTTTTCTTGATGAAGACCCAAAGAAAGCCGCTATCGCCCACGGCGATAAGCACTGCAACAAAATGATTCTTGAAACAGCACAGATGCTGTCCACGGCACATCATTTGTGCAACACGTTTGAGTATGCTGAAAAGCATCAGCTGTATAAAAAAGCTTTCCAAAATCACCCCTGCACTCTTTGGGTGCGCGCTGCCAAAGAGAACTATGTGTGGACGCACCATCTGCTCTACCATCTTTGCAGTGAGTTTAAATTTCGGCGTAAAAAAGCACACGCAACGACAAGATTGTTGTTGTCCCTGTGTGAAGTGCCTCCTTTCATAGCTGAAAAATGGGGGACACCCGTAGCGCAAGCCATGCCAGAAGAGTTCAAAAATAAGAATCCTGTGATTGCCTATCGCCAGTACTACAGATATAAAGTTGAACAAGGAAAAGTGGACTACAACTGGGGAAGAGAATCGCCCGATTGGCTAGAAAAAGAGCAGCCCATTAAAAGATGCCGGATTGTGACGGGCTTTGTTGAAGGAGAATATCCCGATGGATAAAATTTTCTTGATAATAGGGATCTTGTATTTTAATCCTGAGCAGAATTCTAAAATGTTCGCTATTCACGATCAGATACTCATGCCGAATATGATGCTCTGTAGCCAAGCTATGATTCACATAATCAAAGAACGAACTTCCCCACAGATAGCGATGTGCACTGTGGTTCCTAGATCGTACACACCCCCAACTCAAAAGCCTAGGATTCCCGAATATGGTAGCCCCAAAAATAACCCATAAGAATAAGCTAGAAGTCGTTGCCAATCCAAAAAGAGAAAAAGGTGTGAGTCCCGTTCAAGAGCGGTTTTGTCAGCTGTACGTTACACGGGAAGATCTTACGCAGAGCCAATGTGCGGTGGAAGCTGGATACAGCAATCGTAGCGCGCACAGCAAAGCAAGTGAACTGCTGAACCCGAACCGATGGCCCAACATCACGGTGAGAATAAGGGAGCTGAAACAGGAGCTTGGACGTAAGTACGAAGTGACCTACGAAAAACATCTGAAAAAGATGGCCGAGCTTAGAGATGAAGCATTGCAGAACGGAAACTACTCCGCAGCGATTAACGCAGAAAAGTTTAGGGGACAAGCAGCCGGAATCTACATAGACCGCAAAGAAATACTTCACGGAAAAATTGACCAGATGAGTAGAGAAGAAGTAATGAGAGCGATAACCGAGATGCAGAAGGATTTCCCCGCTCTTCAAGAAGTAGAAGTGGATTTTGACGTAGTAAAAGAAGGATAAAATAGTTGTTGTGCCGTTTAATCGGCCAAAGCATAGTTATATTACTAAAGCAACAGCAACTTAACGGAGCAAGCTATGCCCAGTTCTACCCTAAATGTACACGGTGTCCAAGCCGTGGTTATAGAGCACTTTAATTATCCCGGCGCGACTGGGGTTTACCTGCACATCAAGGCAGATGGGCAAGAAATCCAAGTAACGTGCTTCAACACCGAGGAAATACCGGTAATGAAAATCACCCCTAAACCGGGTGAAATAGCTTGGGACGTTCGTGAAAAGGCGTTCCAAGAGTTGAATGCTAAGTCGTGTTCGGCCTAGTGTACGCCCTTTTTGAGGGCATTGTTTTCCTCCTGGGGATGGGCACGTTACTCGCCCTTCTCTGGGTAGTTTCAATTTTAATGCACGGGTGACATTATGAAACTCACTAAACAGCAACAGATAGCCGTGGCCCGATTGAGTGAACGCTACGACAAACCTTACAAAGAGCTGAGGCGCGAGGTAGTGCCCACCATTGGCTCAGATCCTTGCGTGATGATTAATGTCGGGCATATGTGGCTGGGCATTGAAAAAGATGGCTACACCCACTCATGAAATCAAAGGCCACTGGCATCGTTGGTGGCCTTTGATTACTCGCCGCTGGAGGGGGGTCTTCATGGCTTACCTAAAGAATCGTCCTAAAAGGAAGCCTGAACCCGGATATCTTGGACGCAAGAAACATTGATTAGGAGGTTCCTATGTTGACAGGACACAAAGCGGAATTCCTGCGCACCAATGAATTCACTATTCAAAGACGAAAGCGCGTGGAAAACTCCCTAACACGATATGTTGTGTGGATTGAGCTAGAAAACACCAACATGGTAGAGCTAGACGCAACTAGCAAAGACCATGCTGAAAAGATTGCCTATCACTGGCTTTACACGATGGGCAATGTGCGGTCTGCCAGCTATCGGCCAGTTACCCAAGAGGGTCATATAAAACGAAACGCTGAAAAAATACTTGACACTAACCACGACTGTTGGGACAACTCATGATCTTATCCGCTTTTCTAACCGCTCTTTTCGGCGTGTTTGTGCTCTTCTTCCTTTTTAGCAGTTGAGCATTTAGTTGTTGCATGGCTAGGTCCAGCATTGTAATATTACTTATTGGGTAGGCATTCAGCCCACCCAAATTGCCCGTAGAAAGGGGTACATCTAATGGTAAAAGCAATCAACCTTGCGCAAGCGCGCGAAAAGCAGTTAAGCAACCCTAAGACGGTTGCCGTGCCAAAATCGGCCAAGGTTGCCGTTCCGGCCAAGGTTACTATTCCCGCCAAAGCGGCCAAAGACGCCGTAGAACTGGTGTGCAAGGGTGAGGAAATCACCCAAGCCGACATCACACGGTTTATAAAACAACACGCTGGAGGTCAGCCAGCCAACGTTCGGGTAGAAGTTCTGCCCAACGTGGCCATGGCAGAGCCAAAGCCTATCCCCTTTCTAAGCAACGTAACCTACGAGCGCAAAGGTGTAAGGTACAGCGACCTTATGGACCACCTAAAGGGGGTCAAAGGCGATACCCGCCTGAGCACCATTTGGCAGGAGGGCAGTAAGCGTGGCACGAGCGCCACTAACAACCTCATGACCCAAATGCTTTTGAACGGGGGCCAAAGCCGCAACTCAAAAAGCTGGGGAACTAGCTTTGTGAAACTAGTTGTGGCTTAATAGAAGGGTTGCTGGTGTCCCCATCAGCAACCCTCCCTGTAAACTCCCCCGCCAAAATATCGGCGGGGGCTTTTTTAAGAGGAGAGATTTCATGGGCATCAAATCACCGCTAAAGCAAGATTCTCGCACTGACCGTGTTGAGAAACACCTACTCCAACACGGCACCATCTCCAAATCCCAAGCCGAAGCACTCGGTGTGTGGACAAAAGGAACCCTCGCCACGATTATTCATAGGTTGCGCCACACTCGCCACCTAAACATCGTAGCTCTTGATAGACGAGAGCTGCAATGGAACCAGAACAAAGAACAAACGTACCGGCTGCTTGAAGATGGTAAATCCAAGTCATACCTGATTCTCGCACCAACCAAAAACCCCAGTGAAGAAGAGGTCGCCGCGCTCATTAAAAGCAGCAAAAATCAATGCGTGCGGAAAATCAGCAACCCCGAAACGGGAGACCTTTGGTACTGGCCCGCTGAACAAGGAACACACGCAGAAGGCGCTGACTTCCTAAACATCGCCTACGACAAAGCCCCCGGAACAGGGGAAGTCGTTATACTAAGGTGACCCGATTGAGGACAAACCCATGAAAAGAATTGTTTGGGGTCAAGCTACAGGCAATCAGCCCAGCAAACGAACTCGCACTTCACTTCTAACAGGAGTTTATCCAACCAAGCCTTCCTCTGGGGCGGGACATCCCTATAGACCAATGACCAGAAGGTCTAGAGAAGCACTTGAATTGCCCGAACTGCCCAGCATGAAAAGGAGCAAAAAGCCCTAGGCACACAAAATCGCCCCCGGCACTATAACTATGCAGGGGGCTTGCTCTTGCAAAACAACTACTTAGGGGATTCTGATGGTCTTAACAAATAACTCCTGGCAAGAAATCACAAGCCACACTTGGTTCACATCGTTCTTTGACGAATCAGCCATGGAAAATTGCGGAATTTGCGACTTTGGCAACGATCATCACGGCACCGACTGGGTCATGGGCTACCGGCCATCGCCAAACTTTAACAAGGAGTTCCTACCCAAGCTGGCCTCAAAACACGGCGTTGAATATTTTGTTGCAACACCCGGGCATCTAGCACCCGGCGTGTTCAAAACAGGGGCCATCTTTTTCAAAGGCAAATACAATCACGTTTGGGGGCTGCACGACGCACTCGCAACTTGGGGGCCACGCGGACCGCAACGGTGGTACCCAGTGAGTACGAGCAAATAATACTGCCTCCCGGCCATCGCCCCCCGTACTATTATAACAGTAGGGCGGTGGTCGCCCTGCGTAACACAGGAGTGTTCAATGGCTTTACCAACAGGAATTCCAATGTACGAGCCGTTCCATGGTTGGGGCGGCATCGCCAAAGGGCAACTGCACACACTCACCGGGCCAATACCCGCCGAGGTGCTGGCCAACCTACCCGAAATCACCATTGCGCTATGCGTTAGCGAGTACCTACCGCATGAAACGGGCGACCTTTTGCAATGTGTGCCCGAGCACATGGTTACATGGCTAGAGCAGTGGGACATCCACGGCGGCACCAACCTGCCCGGCTCCAAACTACGCACCCTAGCCGAGTGGGTGGTGCCACAAAGCGAGGTACAACAACTGCTCGCACCTAAAATGGGCAGCGACAAATGGGCCACAAACCAAAGCGACTACCGGGGCCGCTTACAACTCATTACCGGGGGCCAGCACAACGGCCTCGCGTT